CGATAAGTCCATTCCTTAGAATCGTAATTCCTATTTCTTCTGACATGCAACGTTCTCATCGTCGTGTATTATCCGCAGGTGACGCAAAACCTGCCATCCCGAAGGGTGCTGCGCCTAAAGCGCAGCCTGGAGCGGCCAAGAAGCCTGAAAAGGCCGGGCCGACCCCCAAGAAGGAGGGGCAAAATTCGCGTAACCGACGTAGAATGCTGGCGAAGCAGAGACGCGACAGCCAACCCTCGTCCCCGGACGTGGTTGCTGCTCTCGAGGCCCAAGTGGCACAGCAGAAAGTCGAGCTTGCAAAATACAAGCGCGACCAGAAAGGAAAAGAGAAAGAGACTGAGGAAGAGAGGCTTCAAAAACTGGTGTTGCAGGCGGTTACCAAACAACTGCAACACCAGGCGAGTGATGCGAAAATTAAAGCAAAACCTTCTTCCGAAAAGAAGGAACAACTCCCGAAACAACGCCCAGCACCTGCTGGCGATGAGGCGATGGCAAAGCGCTTGCAAAAGCTTGAGCTAGGAATGGCTCAATTGCGCGATGACGCCGACGCCCGCGACAGAGAGTGGCTGCAGGGGAAAACGAAGGACGATGGCGCCGGGCCGTCGCGCTCTCGTGAGCGCACGCCCACCCCCAGGAGTCCAGACGTATCCCCTAGCCGAAGCGAAAGCGGTGCCCGCCCTGGGGCTAGCGATGCCGCTCCGGTTAAGGAGGTCCGAACCATCCGGCATAATTTCGAAGAATGGGCCGTGCCCGTCTCGAATAATAATCGAGACCTGCAGAATAAGCTCACCGCTCTGGGTATTCCCTGGAAGGCGGTGGCGTATATGGCAGAACACGGAAATCATCCCGTTAGTGCTATCACGCGTTACTACGTTACCCTTCGCCTTTTGGCACAGGAAGCGTTCGCTGGCAATCTGAAGGTTCTATCCGTGTTTGGAAGTGAGCGCGACGAGAAAATCGTCGACCTTCTAAACCGAGGTGTACCCAAAGAGGACCAGATTCGTATGGACGTTTACGTGGTGAAAGCAACGGAAAAAGATGCGCAAAGTAGGATTAACTACACCCTCGATCTTGAAGAACAGCGCGACCTCTCTAGTTACGATTACATGCTTTTCGTAAATTGTTACAATTGGGGTCCGTGGAACTTAAAGAAGAAGGGTATAGCTTACTTCGCTGCCGTGCGACCAGTGTACTGGATAGGGCACTTTTTCCCTGGCCTTTACGGGACGGTTCATGGTGAAGGCACCTGGCAAAGGGGCTTCACCACGATCCGCCGCAAAACTGGCGAGCTCCGTGAGAAGTCGGCGATCGCGTTTCGCCCTGATCAAAAAGAGCTTGCCCGCGTCGTGCATGCTCCATGCGATTGGCTGTCCAAGCCTCAGACGTTCGCGTTGGCTAATAGTATTTACACTATAAGCCACAAGAACCCCGTGGATGATACCCGGTTGGTCTTGATACGCAATACCGCTAACATGTACCCAAGTGCAGTCAGTTATGTCCACCCTCAAGCACAGTTCGTTCGGGTTCCCCTCCCGAGCGCCGAAGGCTGGCTGGTGGACTACGGCCTTGATGAGTACCTGTCGGAAGAGACGTTGAGGAAATGGCTTCCAACTCGTATGGCTTTAGTCGATACGAATATCGCATCTGCAGTCAGCATCCGATTAGGCACCGGAGCGACCTCTTACGCTGTTCGTAGCGCCATGCATGAGACGCGACAACTAATCAACTCCAACCCCCTTTATCTTATGTTGAGTCAAAACTATTCAGAGTTCGAGCAAATCGCACTTAATAGTTTGCTTTACGCAATTGTAAGTGGAGTCGTAGACCGAGCCCGCGTCTTGGGCGGCGCGGTGAAAGCCTACGGAGGAACAGTCAGTGATTACAATACTCAACTGACGACTTTTGGGACAGCCCCTGTTAAGAAACCCTGGCGTGTTAGTTCCACTGTTGTCATTGTCACCATCGGCCTTGTAGGAGTGGCCGTGGCATATGTATTCATTCCTCCCAAATACCTGAACAGGGGTTCCGTTCTAGGTGCAGGGCATCGACTGTATGAAACCGCCAAGACAGAACTGGCTGAAAGAACCACGGGAGTGTTTTCACATTTCATTCTCTGGGCACCCGGGAAGCCATCGGGATTCTTCAAAAACTTTTATGGGTATGCGTTGATCAAACCCATGAGCGTTTACGCGATGGAGAAAGCGGAGCAAGTGGACGTTGTAAAAATGGTTCCGGCTCCGCCCGTGCTTTCCCCGGGGTTTTTCACCCGGATGGCCCACGCTGCGCGAGCGGCTTGTGCCTATGCTGGCGGTGTCATTGACGGGGGCACGGAAGTGGCCACGAGAGCTTTCCACCATGGAATAGATCGCTCTCTGGAAATTTCGCGCCTCCTCCCAACTGCCTTATTCAATGCCCTCCTCGGCGGAGCGGTCATGACAGTGCTTGCTTATGGCGAAGAACTAGTTAAACACCGAGATCGATCAGGCCTCTGCCTAGTGATAGGATTGGAGGCCGCGTTCAAGCTCTCTCGTGCTATGCTGGTCGCTTCTCGCCAATGGCCCGTTCAGGGCCAGCTCACAGTTCGTACCGCAATAGCCGACGTTGCCCTAACTTCTTTCATGCATCTCTGCACTGGACTCATGCCCATTAACGCCGCGGTTATAGTGCATGTCTCTTGGAATGTGATGGTAGCTAGTATGGGCATAGGGCAGAATTCAACCATGAGCATAGATCGTGCTGCCATGCTCCCAGTTGTTGCATACAACCTCTGGAAGACGGTCCGCGAAACCCCAGGAGAGGTATCGTGGAATGGTTTTGTCGAAGACTTTTACCAAAAACCGTGGGAAGACCGCCCTGACCCTTCGAACTGCATGCAAGGCAACGCTGCCTTCTTGCCGAGAGATGGAATAGTCTTGGCTGAGTCCGTTCCGTACTTCGACCCAAAACCCCAGGACGCCGAGATGGTAGTCCGAGGGAAATATGATGAGGTAGACAGAGAGGACGCATCAACGAACGTGTATTACATTATCCCCACTAGCGCGCCCGGGTATTGTCCCGCGCGAACAACCGCAAATTGCGAAGGAATGATACAGTCGCGCGTCACTGCCGAACCCCCTATGGACCCTCGTACCCAGGCATTGGCATGGGGCACTGTTAGCAGCTTGTTGGCTGATAAAACTTACCCGCTAATCGTACGCGAGGTCTTCGTCCAGGAGTGGCTGAACCACTACCGAGGGGCGAAGAAGAAGCGAGCGAGATCCGCACTTAAACATTTGGACGATGAAGGGTTCGACCTTTCCGCCAAAGAGTACTTGCGTATAGAAGTGATGGTAAAAACCAACGAGTTGCTTTTTCAGCGCAACAAAGCTGGGCGTCCTTGTATGAAACCACGTTGCATAGGAAACCTCCACACTTTCGCTCAGGCCCAAACTGGCCCGGTGATGGTGGAAACAACCCGTCGCCTTCACGAGGCGTGGAATTGGGAATTGAAACCTTCCGTCCACGACCGTATGGCGAAAGCCGATCCGGCATGGCGTTTGCATTGTACTTTCGGGTCCGATGCCACCGACGAGCTGTTGACGGCGTGGGGAGAACAAGTTTCCCATTTAGGTGAAAAGCAGGTGGCTCTGCTCGTAGCCGGCGACGACTTTCTCGTGGTCTATTGCCTGGGCGGCGTAATCCGATTTCTTGAAGGCGACTTCACGATGATGGATCAAAGCCAAGCCCATGGACCACTTCTGTTTGAATTGGCTATCCAGGAAACACTGGGGTGCCCGACGCCTGATCTAGCGTTGCTTCGCCAAATCATTACAGCCCCTTTCGTAGTGCGAGCCAAACGTGGCGGCAAGAAAATTGTCGTCCACACTACGCGCGCGCAACGCATAACGGGAGGGCCGAACACAACTATAGGAAACACCATTGTCGCAACCCACGTTGTAGCAGAGGCAATAGCTGACTGCGTGGAGCAGGGGTTTTCAGTAGAAGTGTTCAACGCAGGGTTTGCACGCCTAGGGTTTTCTGTAAAACTCAAGTGTCCGGCGACCCTCAACCACGCGACCTTTCTCAAGGGAATGTGGTACCGCATGCCGGAAGCTGTTCCGTTTACCCTCAACGGGGTGAGCGGCACGGCGACTAGTGTGTGGGGCCCGTTTCCATCGCGCGTGCTGAAAATGGGAAAGAGTCTAGTGGATCCCCGCACTATTTATGGGGACCGTGACCTCCGGCGAGCAGGCCAGTGTTTTATGGCAGACATGGCCCAATGTTACTCGCGTTTCGTACGCGTTCCACTGATACGCGAATTGGTGGACGCTATGGCCCCCTTCGAACGGCGAGGGGTGGTTCTCGAAAACGATGAGCCGTGGAAGGTCCGAGCGGCCTATGAGAAGAGCCCAGGTAGGGTTGAAGACCTGGGGCCGCTCATAGATCGTTATGGTCTTAGTGCCGAGGATTGGGCTGAGATGGCGGCCCAGCTGCGGTCAGCGCTACCGTGGACGTTCGTTTCCCACCCGGGATTCGAAGTCCTCGCTAGGGTGGACTATGGCTAAAAAGCCTTTTTGGGCCTTAGGGAGGCCTAAAATCCCTGCCTAGGGGGCATTACAAAATCTTGGTCTCCTTCATGAGCGGAGAGGACCACACTGACGAAAAGCTTACTAAGTTGACATCAGTCCTTGAGCGTTTAGTAATCGCCTTAGAAGAAAATGCCGAACCCCAGGAACAAGCGCAGGAAAAATCGAAAAGCCATCGAGCGTGCAGCTCGACAAGTGCTAGGCGAACCTGCACCGAATCCTATTCTCCGGAAAGCTATTCCCCTCGAGATGTATACGAACAGGAACCCGCAAGGGGGCCCGGGCAACCGCATCTTCGTGCAGGGACAGGGCAAGTACGAGGTTGCACCCACCCGCCGACTTGTGCGGGGAAAGGGCGGCTACGTCGGGGATATGTTGAGCGAAGTGGGGGGGGCGCTAGCTGGTGATACAGGGCGAACCCTCGGCAACGTGGCGGGAAAACTTCTCGAAGTATTCGGGCTCGGCTCGTATAAGGTGCGTAAGAACTCCTTTTTACAGCAGGGCGGCCTGGAACGAATCGGGAACGATCAAGTACCGCGCATATCCAACCGTTCTGGCACAAAAGCAGTGAAAATTTGTCGAGAGGAGTATATCGGAGACCTGTTCACCGGGTCAGGGTCTACACCCACGCCGTTCACCCTCGACAATTTCAACATTAATCCGGCCAATCCGGCCCTGTTTCCTTGGTTGAGCACTATTGCCAACCAGTTCGAGGAATATTGTTTCAACGGGCTTCTTGTTACTTTGAAGACCATGGCGTCTGACGTGTCGACCACTTTGTCTCTTGGGACGATGTTTGGGGCGACCCAATACGACATTAATGATCCAGTATTCACGGACAAGCAGGAGTTGTTGAACTACTATTATGCTAGTTCCGTTAAGGTGTCTGATTCAGTCATCCTACCCGTGGAATGTGATCGGAAGCAAAATGTTCTGAACCATCTCTACGTGGCCTCGGGAAACCAGATACCAACCGGCGCAGACCCGAAGTTTTACAATTTGGGAAACCTGTCGATAGGCACCTTCGGGTGCCCGGCGCAGAATACCCCAGTTTGTGAAGTTTACGTTAGTTACGACATCGACCTGTTCAAGCCGAAACTTGCTACGGGTGGCGAGTTGGCGTTGTTGACGTACTCTGGGTGCTGGCGTTCGGGGTCCGCTACGGGACCTGCGCCCTTCACGGGCGCCCTCCCGGACCCCGCAACATTCTTCCCTGGCGAAGTTCTCCCTAATGTGATAGGGTTCCCCCCATTTATGTCGCAAGGTGTATTCCTTGTGTACATTTCATGGGCTGGAGGCTCAGCGGCTATAACGCACCCTTCGGTTTCGGCAACCGGGTGTACGCTGCTGAGCTGGCAAAGTTTTGCTGGTCCTACTGCGTCGCTGGCACCGCAAGAAGGTGCTTCAGTGACCAAAATGACTGCAGCGTACTTTGTCACTATCACGGAGACTAACGCCAATCTAACATTCGGCAGTAACGGGGTGTTGCCCACAACCCCCGAAATGGACCTCGTTATCACGCAAGTGAATGGCGGGCTGACCTTGCCGTAATGCTCCCGACACACTCTTGGGGGGGGACGCAGAAAAACCCCCGAGTTTTATTTGGCCATCTG